CAGAAGGTAGTCATGACTCTCGGTTCCGCATACGCCAAAGGGAAATGGGCACTGGGCGAATGTCAACGCTCAGGTCGCAAGATGTTGCTGCGGAACATGGTGGCCGATGGATACTATCCGAACCTGATCGTCGATCCTGAGTGGTACGAGCCCAAGCATCCCCAGGAATCTCTGCCCAAGGTAAGAGATCCGGTTTCGTTGTTTCGACCAGCTCCTGATCAAGATCAGGTCGGAGCGGTGATTCGATTGAGGGATACAGTGGCGAGCGGCTATTCGCTTGGCAACGTCACGTTTGATATTGCTCCGCCTCCACCGCTTCCGCTTGCCAAGCATGTGTATGAGCTGGACAGCCTGGTCACGCCTGAACCAGACACTGGGACTGGATAGCGATGACGCTCTTTGATCTCACCCATGCAATGCCAGCCGCCTCAAGGGTCGGTGATCCGTCTTTGCGTTCAGATGCTACCGGCTTCTCGATGTTTTATTCCCAGGGCAGGGTCGTGACCGGCGCTGCTCCGGAAACATACGATCTTGGCTTCACGGTTGAGTATGCGATCAAGGTGACAGCGATCGGGGCGCGAAGTGTAGGTGGTGGCATCTCACGGATCGTGCCGAGTGTGCATTCACATTCCAATGTCCAGAACTCTATTTTTGAACTGGCATTCGACAACTGGAATTTCCCTGGCGCAGGAACATCGCTGACTCCTTGCTTCACCATGCTTAATGGTACGGCTGGGATCTACCATCAAATTTCTAATCGATCCAGCATATTCGGTGAGGCTCGTGGCTCCAGGCAACTGGTGATTGGTGACACCTACCACATCCTTGGAACGCTGAGAGCGTCTGATGGGCTGTGCCAGGTTTACGTCAATGGAGTGCTGGAAGGAGAAGCGAGTCCGAATATCGTTATGGCAGCCTGGCTGGATCTAGGAGGCATCACCACAGACTTGAGTCTTCCTGGTCGATCACTGCGCCAGTATTTCGAGATCGGCACCAGGTTCCTCGATGGTGCCTGGAGAAACGTCACCAATTCCGGGTCAGCGAACATCGATAACGTCCGCTGGTACAACACGCACTTCACTCCGAGCATGGCCGCAATCGCAGCATCGGCTATTGCATTCACACCAGATGTGCCAACTAAAAATTCTGGTGGCTATGGTGCAACTGAAAACGAGCTTGCAAACAATCCTGAAGCGACCAGTCCTTTCAGACTAGATTCTTTTTGGAAGCAGGATGGCACGAGATGTTACACGGTCAGGCAAAATGCAGAGGCAGCGCAAAATGATGTGTCGCCTGCATGGGGCATTCAACCAGGTGACTGGTCGAATCGTGTTGCCACTGCTCCAATAGCTAATAATCGCAGCATCTGGTGGTCACCTGATGGGGAATGGCTTTCAATATGTGTGCGGGTTCCGTCCCTTAATCTCAGGATTGATGTTTATGATCAATCAGCTACTCCGTGGGATCTCACGGTGCTTGGTGCAGTTAAGAGTAAAACCTTCTCTCCAGCAGGGGCTGGTGGCCCACAAGATCATATCTGGAGTACAAATGGTCGCAGGTTCTGGGTGCATTATCCGGCTGGAGCTACTTCCAGTTTGTATGAGTATTCCGCTTCGGTAGGTTTTGATCCAACAACTCTCAGTGCGACACCGATTCAAAGTTTTGATCCAGTACCGGATACCGGCACCAACATAACGACATGGGCTTTCTCGCGGGATGGCACTGTGCTGTACGCTATGGATGGTCAGTTCCTGGTGTCCTGGGATCTCAGCACACCGTTCGACATTACGACCACCTCCAATTTCACGACCGGGCCGACAGTGACCGCAGGTAATCTGTCGATTCCAAGAGGACTCAACTACCGTAATGACAACGGAGACATATACGTTGAGGGAGACCAGAATTTAATGCGAATGGCCTGGTTTAGGTAGATCACCCATGAGACTTCGATATGAGTAGTTCAACATCATTTACATACGACGAGCTGATCGCTGCTCTTGAGGACTGGCTTGAGGAGAGCAGTGCTGAGTTCGTTGCGAATCAGAACAAGATTGTCTCCATGGGCGAGAGTCGGCTTACAACCGATCTCAACTTCGAGATCTTCGATCGAGTCGAAACAGGCGCTCTGACACCTGGCGTATTCGTGCAGCCGATCAAACCTGGCACCTGGCAGGGCACCAGGTCACTTCATCTGACAGATGTCGGTGGAGGTGGGCTCAAGCGATTCATCGAGCGTAGGAGTTACGAGTATTGCCTGGACTTCGAGCCTGATGAGAGCGCCACTGGTGAGCCGGTCTACTTCGCTGAGTTCACCGAGACCGACTTCTTCATGGTTCCGGCAGCAGACGTAGCCTACGGCTTCGAGCTGCGTCAGATCCAGGCTCCTGATGCCCTGGCCCCTGGTAACCAGAACACCTGGCTGGGAGACAATGCAGGCGATCTGCTGCTGTACGCATGCCTGTTGGCTTCAGATGAATTCCTGATCTCCGACCCAGTGGACCTGGATACCTGGCGCAAGAGTTACGTAGAGCTGGTGCCGGCCAGGAAACTTGAGCTTCGCCGGCAGTGGAGAGCTGATTACAGTCCGGTCAAAGAAGCGGCCAGGACGGTGAGCATGACATGAGCATCATTGCCGGTAGCAACTTTCAATATCTTCGGGATCAGCTATTCAATGGCATCCATGATCCGGAGAACGATGCACTGTTCTTCGCGATGTACACGACCCAGGCAGACATCGATCCGAGGACCGCGGACCTTCAATCAACTCTGACTGACGAGCTGGTGGGATCCGGATACCCGGCAGGTGGCTATGCTCTTGCGCCGACTGTCATTTACACACCAGGCGGCGATGATCGTCCGGTGATGGACTTCGATGACATCGTGATACCGTTTGCAACCTGGGGCATCGGTAACGATGCGGCCCAGGGTGCCGTGATCTACAACACTGAAGCTGGACCACAGAATGACAAGATCATGTGGATCCTCAATTTTGGCTCGCCGGTTGCAGTAAACAATGGAACGGTGACAATCCAATTCCCGGATCCGACTAACCCGGCTCTGGCAATCGTAAGGAGTACCGGCTGATGGCCGACACATTCACAGCATTACTAAGGCTCGTCTTACAGGAGACTGGTGGCAACCAGAACGTGTGGGGCGACATCAATAACTCCAGTGCGATCGATCTGATTGAAGACGCAATCGCCGGGCGCGAAGACGTTGATGTCACGCTCTCGGATCAAACGCTCATGCCAGCGAATGGTGCCGACGATCCGGCGCGAGCAGCCATGCTGATTTGCAGTGGCAATCCAGGCACGGATAGAAATGTCATCGTGCCAAGCACGTCGAAGATCTATGTCGTCACGAACGAGACCAGCCCTGCTTTCAATGTGACGATCAAGACAGCATTGGGATCTGGCGTGGTTGTCAGTGGTGGAACACGAGCATTGGTGATCGTTGATTCAACAGCCGATGATGTTTTCCAGGTTAGTAATCCGCCACAAGCAACAGAAGATGTGCAGGGCATTGCTGAGCTTGCGACCCAGGCTGAAGTCGATGCCGGAACGGATGACGAACGTATCGTCACTCCGCTGAAGCTGACGACATTCCCGGCTTTGAATCAGGCGACCGAGACCGTGGCAGGTGTCGCTGAGCTTGCTGATCAGGCGGAGACGGATGGTGGCACCGACGATTTCCGTATTGTTACACCGTTGAAACTGGAAGGCCGGGCAGCGACGGAACTGCTGACAGGTCTTGCGGCTATCGCTGATCAGACGGAAGTGGATGCTGGGACAGACGACACCAAGTTTGTAACGGCGCTGAAGCTGGAGAATAAGCCTGGCGCTCTTGGAACATATCGAGGCTGCAAGGCATATCGATCATCGTCATTTAGTTTCCCGAGAGATGACGCGCCGAACCTTACGTTTACTGGGCCGACGAATGCGGCGGTAGCGGTCGCTTTCAACGTCGAGGTATTTGATACAGATACCATTCACGATGTCTCGACGCTGAATAGCCGTTTCGTGATTCCGGCAGGAATTAGCAAGATCAGGATCAAAGGTGGCTTCAGGTTTCTTGGTGATGGATCGGCTGGACTGGGGCATGCTCTGGTAAGGAAAGATGGCTCTACGACTGCAACCATCGATCCGAATTTCTCAGGCTGGATTCCGGTTGAAACCATGTCGGAGGGTGCAGGCTCGAATGGCTCGCATTTTGGTTGGCAATCGTTTGACACTGGAACCATCACGGTGACCGGCTCAGGCAGTGAATACTTTGAGGTCTATGTTCTTGCCCAGGCCGGTAACAGAAATTGCATCGCCAATGCCGCATGGTGCGAAGTGGAGTTAGTCGAATGACAGTCATGGCAGAAGTAACGCTCCCGGTAGGAGCGAATGTAGGGGCCTTCAATAATTTTGCAGGCAACCAGGACAAGATCTTTTATTACGATGAGGTTACTCGTCTCTATGAGATCCCAATCCCTCCTGGCAACCAGGCGCAGCTTAATGGCAAGGCAACTGCCTACGCTGCTGGCCAGGCCGCGATAGATCTGGCGTTCGCTGACTTCGAGAAGGGGAGAGCGAACCAAGGCAAAAAGAATCAGCTTGATGCTGATGCCAACCTACAGGCTGTGGTTGCCTGGGCAACGGATGAGATCAACACCCTTCGGGCGCTGCATGCGCTTCCGGATCTGCAACCTGCTGCGGTGGATGCAGCAATCAAGAACAAGATCGATAATCCGTGAGCCGCCTGCCTGACATCCCGCTAGACCTTCTCCCCGGCATCATGACCGAGGAGACAGACCGTGGCTCAAAAGGCAGGTACAAGGATTGCGACAAAATTCGCTTCCGACATCGCCTGCCTCAGAAACTTGGTGGCTGGGTGCTTAACTCCCTGGGCACTGAAGTCGATGGTATCGACGAGAGTGGTAGCCAAAGACGCACAGCAAGCAGCGGTTATGCAGCAGCAGCAGCGAGCGTCACCCTGGATAGCGCGGTCACTTGCACCGACCTGGATCCGGTATGGCTGTTCGATGATTCTGTGACAGGTGGCATGGGTACTCGCACGATCGATGATCCTACAGCCCTGTTTGACGAGTACGTGTTTGACCTGGATGCTGCGGTCACGGCAGCAGTCGGTGATGCGTTTCTGATCACCTATCCGGAGGAGTTTGCCGGTGGTGGCGTCGTAACTGGTGGTGGACTCGCAGAGTCCGAGACCATCATGGTGGCACCTGCTGTGACAAAGTATCTGCGTGAAGGAACCATCGTTAGACTGCTCACTGATTCAGGAGAACAGATCAACTTCCTGGCTGCCAATCATTCGACTGGTGCCACGGTCCTGACACTTCGAGATCCATTGATCGACGACATCCAGGCCGGCACACCGAACGTCTTCATCTATGCGAAGGACTCGTTCATCAGGAATGACGACGAAAGTCTCGTTGTCAGACATCTCAATCTTGCGGTAGCGGCTGCGACTGAAGTTATGCTCACTCAGTCGCTACCAGAGGATGCAGATGGGCTCGACATAGACATCAGGCCATTCCAGTTGACTGGCTGTGATGGTGACCAGGCAAGCACCACGTCTCTGGCCATTGGCCCTGTCACCGACTTTGCAGTTGGTGTGCCTGTGACTTATCCAGATGGCCTGGTAATTCTGCCATCAGAGAATGTGGTCCAGACATGCTACCTGGGAGTCGCAAGGGCTTTGTGGGATTGGGACAGCCTGGATTCGCAGAAATGGCTGGCGATCGGAACTCACCTGAAGCTCTACCTGGTAAACAACAACGAGTTGTTCGACATCACTCCATTCCGTGAAGTTGGCACCCTGACTGATCCGTTCGATACGGACATCACCGGGCTATTTGATCCGGATGGTGGGGATGATCCGACTTACGTCCAGGTCACAGATACGGCGCACGGCAATGCGGTCGGCAACTTTGTGCATTTCTCAAACGCGGATCCTGTTGGTGGCATTACTATCGATGGCGAGTACCAGGTTCAGTTCATCGTCGATGCCGATATGTACATCATCCGTCATCATGTGCCGCCAACATCCACCGCTACTGGTGGTGGCAGCGTCGATTTTGAATACGAGATCCAGGTTGGACTCGAAGGAACTCAGACACTACTGGGCTACGGCACTGGCGCGTATGGCCTGGGTGCTTACGGAGTTGGCAGCTTCCTGGCAGGAGCGGGGATCCTGGGTAATCTCAGAACCTGGTCGCTGGATAACTTCGGTGAGGATCTGCTGGCATCACCGAATGGCAGGCAGCTCTATCACTGGGATCGAGACGGTGGTCCGCTGGTGAGAGCGGTGTTAGTTCCTGAAGCGCCGAACACGATCGAGCGCATGCTGATCTCGCCACAAGCCAGGCACGTAGTTGCCTTCGGTGCGGGAACCGGATCGGCATCAGCGCCAGGGGATCCTGACAAGCTGCTGATCAGATGGGCCAGCTCAGAGGATTTCTCGGACTGGATTATCACCAGCGTAAACACTGCTGGTGATCTGCGTCTTGATGTTGGCTCTGAGATTATCACTGCGGTCGAGTCTCGTGGCGACATTCTTATTTTCACCGACCAGTCCCTCCATGCGATGCAGTTCATTGGTGGCGACCTGGTTTTCTCTCTGCGCCACCTGGGTCAGTCAGTCAAGATCATCAGCGCGAATGCTGCGGTAGATGTGAATGGTGTCGTGTACTTCATGGGAGAGGACGACTTCCTGATGTATGACGGTGTGCTTCGAGTCATGGATTGCGATGTTCGCAACCAGATCTTCGATGACATCAATTTGGAGCAGGGAAGAAAAGTCTACAGTGGTGTCAATAAGCTCTTTACCGAGGTCTGGTGGGTGTACTCATCGGAAGGTGCTGACTCGAACGATCGGTACGTCAAATATAATTATTACGACAACGTATGGGACTTCGGAACTATCGAACGCAGTGCCTGGCATGACAGCTCATCGTTCTTCAATCAGAAGCCCTATGGCACTTTCGATGGAAAGATATTCGTTCACGAGACCGGCGTCGATGAGACGGATGCGGACAACAACCTGCTACCGATGTTCTCGTTTATCCAGAGCTACGACATGGACGTTGATGAAGGCACATACCATGCGTTCGTGCGGAAGATGATCCCTGACTTCAAGAATCTTGTCGGATCCGTTGACCTGTCGCTGACAGCAAAGGCTTACCCTTCAAGCACTGGGGTCGAGGTTGTGACCAAGGGGCCATTCACCATTTCGCCAACAACTCCATTCGTTAATCCAAGGATCAAGGGCCGGCAGATCTCGATGCGAGTTGAATCCGATGCCCTGGGTGATGATTGGCGTATGGGCACCTGGAGAGCGCAGCTCAGAAGGAAGGGGAGGCGAGGCAACTAATGGCAGGTGTTGGTTTCACTACTGTTCAGTTCGAGCCTGATTACGATGTTCGCAAGATGCGGACCCTGGTGGACGATCTTGAACGTCAATTTCGTGCCCTGAATCTTGAGTTCGAGAGTAGCCTTGCTGGCATTCATAACACCCTGACTGGTCGTGATGCAGCGGACTGTCATCCAATTTCTGCGATCACTGGCCTGACAGCCGCGCTTGCCGCGATTGGTATTACCCTGGCTGATCATGAGACCAGGATTGGAACGAACGAGTCGGACATATCCTCGATCTTCATCGAGCTTGATCGCAATCGAATCGAAAGGTACTTCCTGGGCGAATGAGTGGAATACTTGGACAGTTGGCACCAGCAGCGACGACGCTTGAGGATCTTTATACGTGTCCGACTGACGTTATTGCTGTCATGCGGGTTATCATCACGAACCGCGGCGGCACCAAGGCCGAGTACCGAGTGGCTATCTCACCGGACGGTGCCGCGATTTCGGATGAACATTACGTTGCGTTCGATAAATTGATGGAAGGCAATGACACCGGATCGACGATCGCTTTTATCGTGAACGAAGATGACGTTGTTCGAGTGTTTGCCGAGAATGCAGATTTCAGTTTTACAGCTACAGGTGAGGAACGACCTGAGTAATTTGTGGAGAGCGAGATGGCTATATCAGCGAAACTTCAGGCAGCAAGGAAGCAGGCACAGAAAGCACGATTGAAGAAGAAAGGGGATGACGACTATCCGGAGTTCTACGCCAATCAGCCATTGCAGCAAGTCAAAGCGGCTGAGAACGAGGAGATCCGGAAAGCCAGGCAGGATGTAGGGAACGCAGAAGACGATCTAAGACTTGCCGAGGTTACCGGCGAAGGGCTCAAGGATGCCCAGGAAGCCTTGCCTGTCTCACGAATGGTTCTGTACAACCTCCTGGAAGCGAAGCGGCAGAAGAAACATCCTGGCGCTAGACTTACTTCCGCTGGAGATCAGTCATGAGTGCCACCAATCTATTTGAAGATGATGTCCTTGACCTCCTCTTTACGAATGTCGCGGCTCCGAATGTTGGTGATGCAGCCGGATTGCAGCCTTCCGCTGCTGCTGGTAACTGGCATATCTCATTGCACACTGGCGATGCGATCAGCGACACCTCGACGTTGCAGACGGACAACGAAGCTGCATACACGAACTACGCACGAGTCGCGGTCGTTCGATCGGTCGCTGGCTGGACGGTTGCATCAGGAGTGGCAACCAATGACGCATTGATCACGTTCCCTCAGTCCGCATCTGGACCGGAGACCGAGACCGATGTTGGCCTGGGATTCGCGGCGGCTGGTGCGGGAGTGTTGCAGATCTTCTCGCCACTCGATGCAGACCTCATCGTCAACAATCTGACGACACCGGAATTTGCGATCGCAGCTTTAGCAATATCATTGGATTAGTTCAGCACACTTGTTGTGCCATATAGGAGAACGAAGTGAAGGATCTATTTACATCGAAGCAGGTGAACGTCCAGCAAGCCATGGACATCGTGCAGTTGGTACTGGGCTCGAACAAGATTCGGCTCTACTACCACACGACCTTTTCGCTTTGCTCGAAGATCCAGGGAGCGTCAAAGATTGCGATGCAGCACGAAGGCGTGAAGCCTGAGTTCTGGAATAAGCTGGCCAAGTACGATCGGACGACGATCGATACTCCGGTGAACAAGACGTATCGTCGATCGCCACACCTGGCCAACGTGGAAATGATCGATGTGAAGATCAAGGGATCGCTAGTCGTCCTGGTGTTTGATGACCTGGTAGCGAAGTTCCATTACACCGATGCAGCGAAGCTGTGCGTGTGGCTGCGACGATCAGCCAAGCAGGCGAAGAACTGGGCCGGAGATCGCAGTCAGATTTGGAATACCTATGCCAATCTCACGGATGCGGAGACGAACGACAAGGTGATGCTCGCATAGGATAGTGGATCCACCGGGCCCAGTAGAGAACGCAAGAGTCGAGATTACAACGATGGCAGATGACATTCGTACCGTAGTAAAGGATTTCAACAGAGATCTGCTGAGGGAAGAACTCGTGGCATCAGTTCTTCCGTTCGAGTCGTTGCACCTGGCTGGCTTTGAACCGAGAGGCAGACCGAGGATTGTCTTTGAGCCAACTCCTGGTCCGAAGCTGATTTCTGAGGATAAGGTAAACAATATCCAGGATTTTGCTGACCCTGGTGAGATTCGATTCGTGTTTACGACTGCTCTCACTGTGCCGCAGGCCGCAGCACTTGATGTACTTCTCGCCGCTCACGATCACACTCAGCGCACCACGGACCAGGGTAGAAGGACCAGGGATGAGATTGAGTTGAGCGAACTGGAAGCGGCCTTTCCGAACTGGGATACCTTCACTGGGCCAGAGAGGAATGACTTCCTTGAAAAGCTCTCACGATCGTATCTTCGTTATCGGAGAAATTCGGACTTCTGATGGCCAAGCTGCTTACAGATTTCGTCCTGACTTCGGCTTACGTTTACACCGGGACGTTCGCTGACATCACTGGCATGTCAGATACCGTTAGCGTCAAGGATACGGAATCCGTTGTGATCCTGATGACATCGAATGTACCAGCGGAAAACATCGTCGCTAGTCTTTGCGTTGAATATCGATTCACTGTTGATGGCTCGCCGGTTGGTGGAGAGCTTTCATCCATGCTTGATGATAACGATGAGTTCAGTGGCATAGAAATGATGTACGCAGTGACTGGGCTTTCGGCTGGCAATCATACGTTTGCGGTCCAGGGGCGCAATCGATTGGGGAATGGCGAGGTCGATACGACCAGGAACAGAACATTCCAGGTTCTGGAACTCGACTTCGGCAGCGCGGAAATACTGGTCGATCTGACAAGCAGTTCAGCGGACACCTCACCAGCAACCTGGGCCGATGTCGCTGGATTGACTACGAGCGCCACACCGGAAGCAGGATCCTTGCTGCTATTCACTGCTGGTCTCCCGCCATTGTCGGATGAAAACGATGAGATGGGCGACTACCAGTTTGCGATCGATGGTGTTCGAGATGGACCGAACCTTGGCAGCCACAATAGAAGACCGGATAGAACAGACTCGCTCTCAATGTCCTGGGCAGAGGACGGAGTATCTGCTGCGTCACATACGTTCTCGCTTCAGTGGGAGGATCGTCGCAGGCAACCTCAAACGGATACGACGAGAACCAGGTATCTCCAGGTCATTGAGATCAAGGACTTTTTCAGTCTTGAGATTGACAATGTTTCACTTGCTGCGGATGCAGCGCCAGGCGCTTTTGCCAATATGGTTGGCATGTCAGGCAACGCTACCATCGATAGCCTGGACAGCAAGGCTTTGATCCTGGCGAACTATATCCAGGATTCTGCTGGCAACCAAAAAGATCGGGCCGACAGCAGGTTGACTGTTGGTGGCACCTTCGAGGGTGCGGAGCAGGCGAACCTCAAAAGAAATGCCGATCGCACCGGCAGCACGATGATGAACCGGGCCGCAGATGGAGAATCAGGCGTAACTGCTTTCGCGTTGCAGTGGGAGCAGGGATTGAACACTCCGAATGCTGACACTGGCAGGAACCGCACCTTCCAGGTTATTGATCTGCTAACCACCGCAGGACAGATCGAGGCAAGCGCCGATCTTGTGTTCAGTGCGACAGCAGACTTGAGAGCATTCGGAGCATTGAGCGCGAGCCCGGCCATGGTCTTTGCCCTGACTGCGAACCTGGGTGACAAGCAATTCATCAGTGCGAGCCCGGCCATGGTGTTTGACGTGGCCGCATCCATCCAGGATAAACAGCTCATCAGTGCAGGCCCAGTGATGGCATTCACACTGACAGCAGACATTCGGAATGGGACTCCGCAGACAGAGAATCTGAGTCGCCATATCGATCGGTTTATCAATTAGATCGGAGAAGTCTATAATGCGAGACCATCGGAGTAGGAGCTAACGGAGGCCGGCATGAAGAAAGTAAAAATTCGCAGGGCAACACCCTGGGATGTGATTAAGATAGCCCATTTACTGAAACGTGCGGCTAAGGAGCAAGCGGAAGACATCTGGTATTCGACGCTGAGCGTCAACGAAACGAAGCAGATCTTCCACATTTTGACTCTCATCGATAGAGGCTTTGTCGTTATCGCTGAGGTTCAGGATCAGAAACAGATCGTTGCAGCGATGGGAATGTCCATCGGCAGGGATGATTGGAGCGACGACTGGGTAATGCAGAACGATTGGACATACGTTCTGAAAACTTGGAGAGACACGGACGTTGCCGACCAGCTTATGAAAGCGGTCGAGGCATTTGCGGATAAAAGTGGAAATCCGGCGACAGGGAAAGGGTTGCCAATCATTATAGGAATGATGACTGGCCGCGATACCGACTTGAAAGATAAGTTGATGGAGCGGAAAGGCTACCAATATGGTGGTGGTAACTTTGTGAGGGCACCGAGCGATGTCCAAGAAATCGAAAGAAAGCAAGACGGAGATTCCGGCGTGGCTTGAGTCAGGCAGCCAAAAGGCTGTAGGCATAGCCGAAGGAATTGCAGATCGGCCTTACACTCCATACGAGGCCCAGCGGTTTGCGGAGCTGGATCCGAATGAGCAGAAAGCCATTGAGATGGCTGCGACTGAAGGTGGAGCATATCGCCAGGACTTAGACCGTTCACGAGAGTTTGCCGAAACGGCAGGCCAGTCATTCCTCGACGCCGACATCCAGGCGTATATGAATCCGTACATCGAGAGCGCACTTGAGCCAGCGGCTCGTGAGCTTCGTGAAGAAGGGCTACGTACCCAGCAAAGATTACGTGGCCAAGCCGGCATGGCAGAGGCATTCGGTGGATCCAGAGCTGCGATCCTGGAATCCGAAGCCAGTGGCAGGCACCTGGAAACCATCAACGATTTGTATGAGCGTGGATATGCTTCGGCATACGAGTCCGCGGCTAATATGTTCGACAAGGATCGTGTGGCGGCTCGTGCTGCTTCAGATCAGTTCAGAGCGATCGGATCCGAAGGACAGCAGATGCTCTCCAACGAGATGAACAATCTCCTGGTGACAGGTGGATTGCGCCGAAACCTGGAGCAGGTCGGCCTCGACTTTGATTACGGACAGTTCCTGGAAGCCAGGGACTGGGACGTGACCAACCTGGAACCTTTACTTAGAACATTGTCAACCGTGCCGCACGGAACGACCACTACCGAGACGACCAAAGGTGGTGAGTTCCAGGCAGTCCTGGGTGCAGCGGCGACAGTCGGCGCGGCTTACTTCAGCGGTGGCCTGAGTACGATGCTGACGAAAGGAGAGGAAGACCCGGCATCTGACATCAGATTGAAAGATAACGTCGAGTTGATTGGTAAGCGTGGAAAATTCAACTGGTACAAGTGGACCTGGAATGATTTAGCGAAGGCTATTGGTGCCGACAAATATCCGTCTGAAGGTGTGATGGCAAACGAAGTAATGAAGACCAGGCCAGATCTTGTGGGCCTGAGAGATGGTTATTTAACTGTCTCCTACGAGGGGATATAGCATGGGCAGAATGCTTGAAGAATATCTTGCGAATAACGTCCCTCAATTACAGGACATCGTTAGTGGCAAACCTCAACCTGGTGGTGCGACGACCTTTCCGTTGCCTCAAGACCAGCCGATGCCGATGCAGCCAATCGGCCCAGGTGGACAGCCGACCGCACCAATGGGTGCAATGCCTCCGCCTGGTGCGGTAAGCCCGGCAGCCGCGGCAACACCAACTTTCAACACACCACAGACTGGAGCGCCGAAGCCAGCAATGCCTCCGGTAGATGCTCAGCCCCAGGAAGACAAGAGTGCTGAGTTTGAGGATGGCCCGAATAGCTTCGCCGCAATGGCTAAAGAAGCGCCCGAAGAAGATAAGGAAAAAGCTGTCAAGGTCATGGAAGACCAGGGTGTCGATATTGAGGCTGAGCATGCCAAGATCGTTGGAGACACCGGAGAAGGAAAGGGCAAGGGATTAAGCAAGCAGGAGAAGGCACTGATCCTAATGGAGTTTGGCCTGAATCTGATGGCCTCGTCCGGTACAGGTCAGGGCACCTGGGCCAGCGACATCGGCCAGGCTGGTGGAGCTGCGCTTGCAGGTCACATGGGACGTAAGACAGCGAAGCAGAAACAGCTCATCGAGGCAGAAGACAGGAAGCTCGAACGACAACTGAAGCAAGCGAAGATTGATAAGGCTACGCGGCCAGAGACATCGATCGAGACGGACAACGCCGGCAACATGATCATCGTCGATCAGCAGAGTGGTAAATCAAAGCCAGTGCTGATGGATGGTAAGCCGGTGACAGCCGGCGACCAGGACAAGCTCGACTTCGAGGTCAAGCGGGAAGCATTCAAGGCGGCTTACGGATCTGAGATAAAGAATCCAGAGGAGCTGGAGCGCAGAGCTGTGGCTTTCGCAAACAGTGTTCGCCAGGTGGCTTTCCCGAAATTGGCTCGACAGGACCAGGCCAAGGCCATCATCAAAGAGCTGAACGAGGGCAAGAACGCCAGCCAGAAATTCATTGTCAACGGCGAGGAAAAACGCTGGAAGAACATGACTTACGCCGAGAAGACCAAGACCGCTACGCAGATGGTCGATATGGCTATGGCTGCGGCGGAAGGTGGCGTCACCAGCTCAGATGGTGCCGGTGCGAACTTTGGTCTCAATGACGAACAGGTCCAGGGCCTGGAGCCGAACACGAAGTACAAGCTCTCGAATGATACCTGGGTAGCCAAGCGCAACGGTAAGCTCGTAGAAGTCGATCCTCCGGCACAGTAATGGCTGTCGAGATCCTGGAATCAGTCAAGGACGACGAGGTTGAGGAAGAACAGGAGCTGACCACAGGGACAATCACACCTGCCCCTGTCACGCTGAGCGGCGAGACTGCGCCTGATCACTACACCTTCGCATCACCGATCAAGGTCGGAGAGCCAGAAGAACCTGGATTCTTCAGCGGTGCCTTTGATGCGTTCGATGAGTGGCGAGATAAGAAGCGAGCGGAGGTCGTGCCATTCACTCGTGATGAAGCGCGAGAAATAACCAAAGAGAATATCAAGCTCAACCGTGAGGTGATGGGCAACAAGGGCTTCGGCCAGTTCCAGTTTGGCGACAGCAGGGCACCGTCTCATTCATCCCTGGTTCGCGCCGGCCTTGAAGATCCACCGGAGGAAGAAGGCGAAGCCGCATTACTGCCTTATCTGCGTGATGATCCGGCCACGGTATCGCGGCCCAGGCTCGGACCAGAGCAGTCACGTATCGCCAGGGAGCAGGCGAAGTGGAAAACCTACCCGAAGGATCCTGCCGGATTCCTGATTGATCCAAGCAGGCCGCTCATCATGAGCGAGAGCGGTCAGACGCAATCCGAGGTCAGCAGGACGTTCGAGGCAGGTGGTCGCTACTACAACATCCCAAGCATCGTAAATGGCGAGCAGGTCGATGACGAGCGAGCGATCGAGAATGCCAAGTCGATGATGAAGAAAGGCTGGATCTATCCCAGCTTTGACAGCCAGGAAGAAGCGATCGAGCAGGCCAAGGCCAGATCTGATTCGATCATGGATGCCAGGGCTGAGTGGCGTCAGCAAGATCTACCTGAGACCGAAGACGAGTGGGAAGAATATATCGGCAAGACTCAGCCGAAGGATGAGATCGAGGAAGATCCCTGGGGCCTGGTGATCTGGGATCATGCGACCAATACGCCGGCTATGTTCAAGCGCCAGTACGGTGGTGCGAAAGCCTTCCTCAACGCACCACGAGATCTCGTTTACATCATCGAGGCAGCAGCCGATCAAGGTGTTGCACCAGAGGATAGCTTTGCCCTTGAAGCGGAGGCTTACGTAAGGGGCAAGGATCCTGCGGTGTACTACCAGGAGCTGCTGGATGGACTGGAGGAGAACGAGGACTTCCAGGAAGGCATGCGACTGCACCGGGAGGCCAGCTCGTATCTGCGAAACTATCAGCCGAACGTCGAAGAAGGCAGCCTCAAGTATTACACCGGAGCGATCCTGGAGGGCACGATCAACATGGCTCCAGCCCTGATTGCGAGCGCAGTCACCAGGAGTCCCACGGTCGGTGCCGCTCTCATGGGCGGACAGGTATTCGCAGATCAATATGCGGAGTCGATCGAGGCCGGCAGATCTCACAGCCAGGCAGTCACCGATGGCACCATATTCGCAGCCGCGGAGATCCTGACAGAGCGCATACCGCTCGGAATCCTGACCAAGGAAGGTGGAAGCCTACTCAAACGAGTTCTCAAGTCTGGAGGCGCTGAGGCTATCCAGGAGCCGATTACGCAGCTCATCCAGGAAGGCTACACGATGGGAGTCATCAATGAGGAGATGACCCTGGGTGAGGCCCTGATCGAGCTGACGACGACTGAAGAAGGTCTCAAGATGCTGGGCCGCTCCGCCATCATCGGATTCGGTGTTGGTGGCACCCTGGCAGCTTCGATGCACCCATTCTATGGCGGCATGACTGCTGAAGATGTGCCTGAGCCACCGGACCTCAAGAAGGCGAAGACCAGTCTGCCATCTGAAAAGATCGAGGAGATCTCAGAGGAGGAGGCTGAGGAGTTTGGCCTGTCGAAGGTCGAGGTTAGTTTGGATCTCCTGGAGCGTGTTGCTGCCGGCGATCCGTTGACGATCGACGAACAGTACACTCTCACCAGCGAGGGCTACGGTCGCTTCATCAACGATGGCGAGCGTGTGGTCATGGATCCAAAGGGCATGCAGGCCCTGAAGAAACTACGTGATGGTTTTAGCCTGGAAGACGAAGCAGCCAGGGACAGTGTTCCTCGCAGGAGCGTTCGGCCTTCTGAGGAGCGCATCCAGGAAATCATGGCTGCCTATGAAAGCGTCAAGACAGCTAATCCAACAGCTATGTCCAGGATGGGCCCAGAGCTAAAGAGCCGGGTCGATACCCAGTGGCAACAGCTCAACCAGGAAGCCAGGGACAGCATGGTGATGATCTTCGAGGAAATGGAGACCCTTGCCGAAGATGATAACCAGATCGATGTGCTGAAGAATCGAGTCGAAGTTCTTCTGGAACAGGTCGGCAAAGCAATCGAGGGTGAGCCACCGGAAGAACCAGTATTCCCTGAGTCCAAGGTTAAAAACACTGCTTTTCATGGGACGAATGTCCCGGTTGTCTTGGAGCCAGGCGTCATGCACTTTTCTGCTGATGTCGAGTTTTCCAAGAAGTGGGGAACCAAGGAGCTGGTTGAAGCAGAGATCAATATCGAGAATCCGGATTACTGGGATGACGCAGGCCGGCATCACGAAATCCTGGATGAGCCGGAAGAAATAGAACGGCTCAAGAGCGAAGGCTACGATGGCGTCATTATTCGCAATCGCATTGAAGGCTTGCCTGACAATTACGTGGTGTTCAATGCCGCGGAACAGGTGTCGATCAAAGAGCCGGCAGAGGTAATACCGGAAGGCACCATCACCGATGAAGAAGGCGAGCCTGTCATCGTGTGGCGTGGCGAACATGGTCTGCGCGAGGACCAGGATGAGGAGTTCCAGACCAGGGTAGGTTCGTTGTCATTTGGCAGCCTGAAGACCGCTACGGTCTATGCGAAGGATCCGAACGACCGGGTGAAGGACAAGGTAGCCAAGGATCCTCGTGTCCAGGGTTACACGATCGCGATCAACAATCCGTTCGTCAATTCAAAGGACGATCCATTCGTTGATGTGAGTGAGATCCGCAGGAAGCTGGGGCCATCAGCGGTGAATCATGTCGTTAAGAACCTGGGCGACCGGATCATGAACACCAACAACTGGGAGGAGAATTTCGCAGAGGAGTTCGATAGCCCAGCCGATGTCCTGGCGAAAGCGCCAGAGCGTGTCGATAAGCTATACCTTGATCTGTACGCAGTCCTCGATGATGCGGAGATGGTCAAGCGCATGAAGCGCAAGGGCTACGATGGTGCGATTCACCAGGGCATGGGAGAGAACTTTGATGAGATCGAGTACCGAATTTTCGATCCAGCTCAGGCCACACGTATTCCAACAGTCAGCGTTGTCCAGGAAACGCTCGAAGAAAAACGTCCTGAAGTCATCGACAGGTGGGCCCAGGATAGCGTCGAGGAGCAGAGACGCCGGCTGGACTTCGCTGCACACGAGGCCGAGACCTCTCAGTACGACACCAGGGAACAGAGTGATGAGCTTCTAAAGGCTGGCACCTACGAGAAGGGGCATATTCGATTCCATGGATTGCCGATCACGATCGAGAATCCAAGGGGCTCAACCAGGCGCGGGAAAGATGATACGACTGGTCGCAAGTGGAAGTCAGTCTTGGCGCATCACTATGGTTACATCAAGGGCATCCAAGGCAAAGATAAAGATCAGCTTGATGTCTTCATCGGGCCGAATACTCAGTCGCAGCAGATCTACATCGTCAACCAAAAGGAGAACAACGACGCAACGCTGAGTGAAGCTAACTTCGACGAACACAAGGTCATGCTGGGCTTCGATTCACAGACAGAAGCGATGGCTGGTTACGAGGCAAATTATCCGAAGGGCTGGAAGGGCATTGGCAGCATGTCCGTGATGACGATGCCGCAATTCAAGGACTGGATCGGCACTCCGTACACGCAGGTCATTGCACCGGAAACACGAGTAAGAACGAAAGAAATGCGTCCGGAAGATGTCATTGAAATACTGCATGGTCGTTACATGATTTCGTCGATGAAATACACCAGGCAGAAAGATGAAGACGAGGAGCCACGTAAGAAGCAGCACGTCGAACCGGAAGGCGAGTACATGAAGCAGGAGTCATGGGACGACCAGCTCGGCACTTTCCTGGGTAGAGAAAGACCAGGAGTTCGAGCCGGCACCGTTCGATTCCATAAGCCATACGTCATTCCGTTCAACTCGAAGGGTGCGAATGTTGAGAATCCCTATGACCAGAATCACTGGACGACTGTACTCAGCAATCATTATGACGGACTGACAGGTGAGGCTCTTACCATGGAGCTTCAGGAAGAAGGATTCGATGGTGTTGTTGCGGTCAACATCAACGCCAAGAGCGAACCATTCGAGATCGTAGAGATGGTGTCCTTCAAGCTGCGAGATGCCATGGAAGCAGACTGGGAGATGACACCGCTGGACGTGAAGGAAGGTGGAGTCAGTTACCAGATAAACGAAGCCACGATGAATTTCGATGCCGGCGTCAACGCCAGCGTCTCGTCTACCCAGGCATGGCTACCTGGTAAAGCTCACTGGGAGTTCACCAGCCCGAACGTCAGGATGGTCGAGACTGGCACATTCAAGTCTGGAAAGAAAAGGATCACCGGCACTGGCAAGGAGGCCGCATTACAGGTTGCTCATGTTGTTGCACCACTGAGGCGTGAGGCTCAGGAGAGCCTGATGCTTTTGGTCGCGGACGAGAAGGGCAACATCAAGGCAGTCATCAGACATTCGGTCGCTAAAACTGAGTCAGCCGAAATCGAGCCAGGTATTGCTCTTGGATCTATCTTTGCAACCAGGGGAGCAAAGCGGGTCTGGATGGTGCATCAGCATCCAAGCGGCACTGCTGAGCATAGCCCCAACGACACGAAGCTGTTCACCACATTGACCGAATCCCTGGGAGGCACAGGCATTAAGGTCGAAGCATCTGTCGTCGTTACGCATGGTCAAGGAAAGGGATCCTGGTACATCCCTGAATTTGGAGATCAAAGCGAGACAATCGATATTCCGCCATTGGCCAGGACACAAGATGTTCCGATAGTGGAGCGACGATTCCGCAAGTACGGAAAGCCCAGCAAGAACGCGATCTCCGATCCAATGGCTTTTGAGGATCTGGCAAAGACAGTCCCGGAAGGCGAACACATCATCCTGCTGAACACGCAGCATCAGGTTGTTGGCATCGTGCCAATTCAGAACATGAAGACGTTGCGAACGAAGAATGTCGGCACCGGAGCTGGCGCGGTTTATCGAGCAGTAGCGCAGACCAATGCGAATCGTTTGATGGCTGTCGCTAACGACATGGATTCAGCGATCAACGCGATGACGTTCGGGGAGCAGTCAGGTATCGGAATGTACGATGTTGCCATCCGTAAGGCAGATGGAACATTTGTCACGATGAGCGACACCAATCAATTCAATGATCGCAATCATAAGTACAGGCACAAGAGGCCCACCACGAACATGGGCCGGGGTGTTTCTGTCGAGAAGGTCCAGGAGGTTCTTCGTCCGATCTATCGTATGTTCCGCACCGTGCCTCCGGTACGTGTTGTGGAATCAATCGAGGATCTGCCAAAGCATCTCCAGGCATCCATGGAAACTGACGAGGACCGCAGGAACACGACTGGCATTTACGACCAGGGCGGCTTCCTGGATACGGTCTACATCATTGCCAACAACGTCACTAATACCGAGGAAGCGATCGAGACCATGCTGCATGAGGTCATCGGTCACTTTGGCATACACCAGGTTCTGGATCCATGGGACTTCAATACAATCATGGACCAGGTATCCGAGTCCTTCGAGAAAGAAGTTCGTGCCATTGCAAAGACTTACGACCTGGACTGGAACAATATCGATGAGCGGAGAATCGCGTCTGAAGAATACATGGCCCACACCGCTCAGCGTGTCCTGGCCGGCAGGAAGGTAAGCAGCCAAGCCAGGAAGCTCCTCGATGCGCTCGTCAAAGCCTTCAAGAATTTCTGGTTGAAGTTGAGGGGCAAGCCGACCTTGCTTACTGATGGGCAGATTCATTCCCTGATCGCCCAGGCCAGCACCTACGTTCAGACCCCAGGTGGTTACGTTCGCGACAAGCAGCGAGGCCGACGACGCTACCTCCATGCGCCGGCTTACTTCTCCAAGCTGTGGAATGCTTTCAACGATTCAGACATGAAGTCAGGATCGGCTGGATCCTGGAAGCAATTTATCCAGGGTCAAATTAAGAAAGGCGGATTCAAGGATGTGGAGGCCAGGTGGCTGAGGTTTACGGTTGAAACAGATGAGAAGGGCAAGCCCGTTGATCCGGAGGACACGACCTGGTTCGATGAGGTTACCTGGAATGACATCTATCAGTTGTCCACATCAAGACAGTGGTCAAGCCCGGCTGTCGAGGATCAATTACCGCAGCTTGAGAAGTTCCTGCCTGGAGACGTGATTGAGAAAATAATTGAGCATCGTAAATTGGGACGCGAACTCAAGGCCCAGCAAGAGAAGGGCAAGGCTCTCATGGAAGAAGCGTTCATTGATGAGATGCCGGAAGTCCACAAGACGATCACCGAGGGATACAACGCCGTTGCTAATGATGTCAGGAGGGACTGGTATGAAAGCCATCCAGCCGAAACTTTCCTGACGCCAAACGAGCAGCGTGATCACGCAGCCATGAATGAGCGGTGGGAGGAGTTGAGTAATGACCTGGAGACCTTCGGTCGCACCCAGCCGAAGAAGATTCCGAAAGATGCGGTCATGTCGTACATCGAACGCAATGGCGTCGAGATCTCAATCCAAAACCCAGAGAGCGGAAGTGACGAAGACTCGCCGTACTTTGAGTCTGAGGATTACCCCGATCACAAAGAAGAACCTGATGAAGACCAGTGGATGGATCGCTGGCAGGAGGTTGAAGAAGCCAACTGGGGAGATTATTGGGGCACCGCTCTGAGTGAAGTTCACGGTGATCATGGCTGGGATTCGGATATACAGGTTGATGATCTCGACGCCGATGAACTTGGTATCCCACAAGAAGACATCGACAACATGGATGTCGAGGAGTTGAACCAGGCTAAAGGCGACTGGGATGGCACTGACGCTGACGACATGGAGGACGAAGCTCGCGAGAAAACGCAGGAAGCCATCGAGGGTGATTACTACCAGGAGGAGCGTGACGACTGGCTGTCGAAGAACACCAAGAGGGAATGGTACTCAGGCGACTTCCACATCTACACCGACAGCGATGGCGACTTCATGGTGTACCACGATGGCTCTGAGTTGGGATATGAGTCCACCTTCGATGCTGCTGTGGAGCTGGCCGAGAATCACTATCAAGAATCAGGGTCAAACACTCGATGGACTAGCTATATGCTGGATCCAAAGGGCGAAGAATACGAGGAATGGCTGTTCCGCTGGAGGAATCCTGACGAATCAATCTTCCAGGAGACAAGCCACTGGGGCGAGGAAGACGACAACTACGTTGCACATTCCAGATTTGATATTCGCAAGGACAAGAATGGCAAGCCTGCCTTCTACGTCGATGAGATGCAGTCTGACTGGGCCCAGGAAATTCGTGATGTCATCAAGAACAAGCTCCCAGATATTTACGAGGAACATGGTTTCGATCCTGACTATATAAATCCTGATGGCACTGTCGGTGGTGGCGAGGACTGGGATGGCACTCCAAAAAACGACATGCTTGAGGAGGCCAGGAAGGCTGCCGGCGCAGATCCGGAACGGGCCAAGAAGTTCGCAAAAGAAGCGGAAGCACTCTACGACAATCTGAAAGCGCATAAGTCGAGAATCGTTGCAGAATTAAAACAGGTCCAGCCTTCGGTAGATAAAGAGTTCATTGATGTAATGGGACAACTGGTCCAGGACGCTTATGCCTCGGATGCGAGAGAGTTCCTTAACAGGGTCAAGTCTGACGCGGAAAGAATGGAGAGCAAGGTAAAGGATCGCCTTGCCAAGCGGACCATGGATGTTGCTGCCAAAGAGTTTGAGAGGCACGGACTTTATTGGGGCCTGAATCGTACCGAGAACCTGTTGTTCAACGCTTATCGCAGAGAGGTCAGGACGCTTCCGCCGATCATGGAGGGAGTGCCTTATCGAAGCAGTCTGTTGATGGGCTCCGCTCATGATGACTTCCAGGTCAGGGTCATCGATAGGGCCAAGTCAGAATACGGGCTTACTGATGAGGAGTTGAATGAACTCGATACCAGGGTGGCTCTCCGTGACTACGAGAAGATGTTTGAAACGTCGAGGGACGATGTTGACGGTTTGACCTGGCAACAGGCTATCTCCAAAGCAGGGCTGGCTACGGCTCTTGATTGGGGAACGCACCCGAAGGATATGACCGACTATGATGCCTCGGTTAGCTTCAAAGAGGTCGGAGAGGTGGCCCAGGATGCAGCCTGGACGAAGCTGCTAGATCCGGACGAGGCTCGCAGTGAAAAAGAGCTGCACGAAAATACGCTGGTTCACGAGAACAACCACTGGGAAGACGCCTGGAGGGGAGTATTAAAAGCCAATGCTGATCAAGCTGTTGGAGCAGAAAACTATGGGACCGATGCCATCTTCAGGGTGTGGGTGCCGATGGTTGATGCGATGCAGAAGATGTCGAAGGCCCTGAAGAACGAAAAGGCGGAGATAAGCAGAAAGGGAGTCAAGCCGTTTGAGTATGAGGTGGACACTAAATTCCGTCGCGATATTCAAACTCTCACCCTGGATTTTAACGAAGCCAGGAACAAGTCCAGTCGAGCCAAGGAGGGAATGGTCTTCCCACCGTTTGAGAAGGACTGGCAGCTCCTGGTACTCAAGGGAATGATTCACGAAGCCATGCGTCGTGGCCACGATCGTATCTATCTCTCCAGGGGCGAGGTACATGGTGTTCGTTGGAGTGGAGCCCAGACAGTCGAATCTGTGGTATGGGATCGGGAGGAAATTACCGGCGAAGATGACAGGACGATCGATATGTTCACTGGCAAAGCTGGTGAGAAAAAACCGACTGCTGTTGTCTATCACCTGACGTATCCGGATGCTGGTCGAACCGACAAGGTGCCAGCCAATGCTTTGCGTAAGACGGTGGGTGATCGCGTTGCCAGCGTGATCATGAAGTCCAAGGCGCAGGCCGGAACTGTTAATGCTGAAGACGTTGATTTGCAGTCGATCCTGGTTCCAACAACCAGCGGAGGTAAGCGGCTCACAGGATCTCGCAAGATCTACAACGAGCTGATGCCGAACAACGCCAACAAGTTCCTGAAGGGATTCAAAGCAAAGATGCAGATGGGCTGGGTGCCTGGTCCAGGAAAGCCCAGTGAAGCGACGGATCCTGAGCGATCTGGCCTGGCTGTCAAGAGAGGACCATCTGAAGCGTATGACAACTGGGCAAAGGCGAAGGTGCGACCGCTCACCGACAAGGAGCTGGAAGACACTCCGTTCGTTGGTGAGGAAGGAGCAGCGGCTGTTGAGAAGGCGAAGCGTGAAGTAGCGAAGCGATGGTTGCCTGATTACACCGAGGTAGAGGCGGAACGTCTCCAGGAAAAGGGAGAGCGATCACCGATTCCTCAGTGGGATGGTGTGGTCTGGGGTATCGAGCTTGGTGATGGGAAGATCGCCACGGTTGCCGGCGCGTACCGTCCATGGGAAGCCGACACCTGGGGCTATCTGGAAGAACAACGCAAGATGATGCTTGAAGCAACGTGGGGTTACGAAGCCTGGGAGATTGAGTTCACGCCGGAACTCAAGGCAGCAATGCAAACTGGATTCCCGCTATTCCATAAGCGTGGCGGCAAGAAGCGCACTGGAGATCCTGGGCTCGACGACGCACTGAACTGGGCTGAGAAGAACATCGGGCCCCAGGGTCCGCGGTCACTGGAGATCTTGCAGGAGAGGATCAACCAGGTGCTTCGCATGGAGAACAAGCAGGCCAAGATGGAACAGGCCATGCTCGATCAGTTCGCCGGCCTGAAGTGGGCCATCCGACAGACTCATGGTCATGACCTGCCGGCCCAGGTATCGGCATACAAGCAGGCTCATTTCACGACTAGCCAGGACTCTCAGATGTACGTCTTCCTGACCCACGGTATTCCGGTCTGGGAGGAGGTTACTGCTGAGGGCCACACTGGCACGATCACGCAGATCAAGCCTGGCTCGAAAGGTCTCCTGGAGATCATGGAGCCGGTCGCTGACAAGATCCAATTCTGGGGCTACTGGATGGCCGCCAGGAGAGCCGATCGCCTGCTGAAGGAGGGCAGGGAGGCCCTGTTCACCCAGGAGCGTGTGGACGAGCTGCTGAAGCTGGGTGAGAGATTCCCTGAGTTCCAGGATGTGGCTGACGCATACAACGACTGGAAGACGCAATTCCTGGACTGGGCCGAAGGTGCCGGAGTAATCAACTCCGAGACCAGGCCGCTGTGGGACCAGGCTGACTACGTGCCGTTCTACAGAATCAAGGCTGACGAGATGGGCGGATCGTTCGCCAAGCGTTCAGGCATGGGCGGACCAGGAATTGCGAACGTCACGCAGCCGATCAAGAGGCTACTGGGATCGAAGCATCCTTTGGGAGACATCCTGGAAAACATCATCGTCAACTTCCAGAACATTGCAAACACGGCGATGAAGAACAAGGCAGCTCAACTAGCGATCGAGAACATGGAAGGCTCAGGTCTGATTGTCCCGATCTCTGGTAAGGAGTGGATGAAGCAGGAATTCATCCCGCTCGATGAGCTGAAGCGAAAGCTGAAGCAGGCCGGCATTGACTGGGAGGCAATGGATCCAGAAGCCCTGTCCGCGATGCAGAAAATGTGGACGCTCCAGAGACCGGAGGGTGAGGATGTCATCTCGGTTCTGTTCGATGGGAAGAAGAAATACTTCAGGGTCAAGGAGGAGACCCTGCTGAGATCGCTGACTGCGATCAACGAGAAGAAATTTGCGAGCTTGCTTGGCCGCATGGGAATGTGGCTACCGCGAAAGATTAAGCGCCTCGGCACCACGATGATAACTCTCGCACCAGATTTCATGGCGGCGAACTGGTTCCGGGATTTGTTCATGGCGTTTACCAACTCACGACATGCGAAGATGCCCAAGCCGTGGTCCGGTGCAACCGGAGCGTGGAAGGCATTTACGAAGTCACCTGAGATGGTGTCCATGATGGCTGCCGGTGGCGCTTTTTATTCTGGCTACATCAATGCCAACGATCCGGTATCAACGGTCAAGGCAATGAAGCGAGCCCTGCGTCAGACAGGATTCAAGAACCGGATCCTCGACGCACCATGGAAGCTGTTCCACCTGTACAACGACATCGGTGCAGCATCCGAGAACGCCAACCGTATCGGCTCCGCATACGTCCCGGCCATCAAGGCTGGAGTCGGTAAGGCTGAAGCAGTGTGGGAGTCCAAAGACCTGATGAACTTTGCCAAGCATGGCGACCATGTGATGGTGCAGTTCTTCGCTCAGTCGGTGATGTTCCTCAACGCCAGGGTCCAGGGTCTCACCAGGTACGGGCAGCGATTCGGTGAGGCACCTGGTATCACGTTTGCCAAGTCGATGATGTATGCCATGGCTGTCCTGGCGATCTGGCTGAGGAACAAAGACGAGGACTGGTACAAGGCGCTGCCTGAAGAAGAAAAGGATATGTACGTCCATGTGATGGTCAACGGCAAGCACTGGCGTCTGCCGAAGGCATTCGAGGTCGGCATGATCTTCGGGGTCGGTATTGAACGGATGTTCGAGTATTTCTACTCGAATGAGAATGACGCCGGCAAGGTAGCGATCGATCGCTTGTGGTTCGTCATAGGCGAGGTGTTCAACTTCTTCAATCGGCAGACCCTGGTGCCGTTGCCACAGTTCATCCAGCCATTGTTCGAGGCGAGTAACAACTACAACGCTTTCTTCCAGGCACCGATCGTGCCGGAGTACATGGTGGAGATCGCTGAGGTGAAGCCTGAGCTGGCGTTCAGGGCCAGCACCAGCCCGGCCATGCGCGAGCTGGCCAAGGCAATGCCAGGTTTCGCACCTGACACGCTCCAGAATCCGCTGCTCCTGGAACACCTGGTCCGAGGTTACTTTGGCACCCTTGGCGCATACACCATGGTCATGACTGATGGCCTGGTCAGGAATGCGTTTGATTACCCAGCCAGGCCGGCACTTCGCTGGAGCCAGCATCCGGTGATAGGTCGCTTCTATCGTGGCGAGGATCCGCCATCTCGTACCAATTTCGAGGAGATCATGTACGAGGTGAGGAACAATGCCAGGGCGATCGATCGAGCTGTGAGCCAGATGGAGCGCCTGGAGATGGACGATGAGATCGATGAGTTCATGGAGGCTGGCTCGAAGTACGATCCGAGCTTCAGCAACCAGGAAGTCGTCGATGCAGCCGCGGCCATGGAGGGAAGCTACGAACAGATCAAGCAGCTTCGCAAGGAGACTACGGAGCTGTGGGAAGACGAGAAGATGACTCCTGAGCAGAAGCTGAAGGAGTTGAACCGGATCTATCGCGAGAAGATGGAGAACGCCAAGGATGCCTACGGTGAGCGACCAGGTGCAACGATTCAGTTCGAGGCGCTTCAGGAAACGCTCATCGACATGGACCCGGAGAATAGACCAAGTTACCTGGCAGAGCAGGGCCTGGATCAGACAGCAGATCTTATCGCCGGCCTGCCGAAGAAGCCTGAGCTGAGGCTGCGAAACATTTACTGGGAGAACTCAGCATGAGCGAATTACTTGCACGACGCATATCATCCGGATCGGAGGCTACGCTGAGTACGCTGCATGAGCTGGATGATGCTGGCAAACCTGAGTTCATTTGCTACGTCCTGGAAGATCAGTTCAATGAACCGAAGATCCCTGGAGAGACCAGGATTCCACCAGGTAGATACCAGATCGAGCTGCGCGACGAAGGTGGCATGACGAAAAGGTACAAGGAGCGATTCCCGGATATTCATAAGGGAATGCTGTGGCTCCAGGACGTGCCTAACTTCACGTTTGTTTACATCCACACCGGCAACACTGATGACCACTCTGAAGGGTGTCTCCTGGTTGGCGATGCACAGCATCAGAACGTGACTGAGCGCGGCCAGGTAACCAGTTCGGTTGCGGCCTATCGAAGGCTGTATCAGAGAATCATCTTCGACCTGGACCTGGGCGATGAAGTGTGGCTCACAGTGGAGGATTACGCATGAACGGAAAATATCACGGCAGACGATTCGCCAGCTTGATACTCGCATTCGCATGTCTTTGTGGTGGATATTTTGCTGGCGAGCCGGAGTCATTCGGCGCGTTTTCAACGGCAGTCACGGTTTTGTATGGCGCATATTTAACTGGTCAATCAGCGACTGATTGGCAGAAATCTAAAAACGGGGGCTAACATGGCCATGAAACCTATCAAACTTGAATCTCTCAAGGAGATGAAGTTCACCGTTCCTGTGACCTTGCTCATCGGTTTGTTCGTCATTGGCTGGCAGGCCAAGGACTTCACGATCGATGGGCTGGATGCGTTCTTCATCAGTGAAGTCGAGGGTGCTGAGATAACTGATCAACTCACAAAGATCAGCGACAGCCTGGACAGTTACATCTCGAAGTCCGAAATTCGCGAGATCAATCATCAGATCCAGGAGATAAACTCACAGGTCACCGAGACGCAGTTATATATCGCGGCGAATGGCAATAATGATATTGCAACCGCGAGACTGCAAGATTTGGTGGCGAGACGTGATGCTCTCCGCGAAACGAAAGATTGTCTCCTCGATGACAACATCGTGGAGAAGGAGCTTTGCTATGTTGAGTAAGCCCCTAATGATCGCGACCGGCATCCTGGCCGTGATCTGTCTTTTGCTGTGGCGACAGAATAGCAATCTGAACGAAGAAGTTGGTAAGGCGAAAGCCGCTGTCGCTCAGGCCGCACAGACAAACTCGAACAACCTCACAACGATTTCAGACCTGGGTGATCGGCTTGATAGATGCGTAGCCGATCGCCTGGTAGACGAGGCAGCGAATGTCGCTGTGGTATCAGAATTGAAAGCGGACATCCTGGAGCTGGAAGAAGAAGGTTTCGAGATCAGGATTGAGACAGAGGAGATCTTCCGTGACCCATCGTGTGAGGAACTTGGCAATATCGATGTTACTGCTGCCTGCCCTGCTCTCGCTGCAAGCATGCGAGACAGCGCCGACAGTCTTAACAGAAGTGGAGATCCGGGAAGTGCCAGTTCCGGTGAGGACTCCACTCCCAGATGATTGTTTTGCACAGCACAGCGTAAGCCAGTCAGCAGATCTACCTGCTGAAGGTTCGCTTACCGTGAAGGAGTATGTGGACTGGGCGAATGCCCTGGTCGTCGTTACTCGTCGCTATCGGGCTCAGACTGATCGGTGCGGGGCTCTGAACCAGGGGCCCGATCCAGAAGCTCCGATCGAAGAACCTTAATCTGTTTCGGTGCCTGTATGCCCAGTCTCACTTGTCCGCCTTTCGTCCCTAACACTGTCACCGTGACCGCTTCCCCGATGTTCAGTGACTCCCCCTGGTTCCTTGTCAGAATCAGCATCCCTTTTCTCCGTTTTCCGATACTCATCAATGGCGGCGATGATGGTGCGTAGTGTATCGGCTTTTACTTGTGCGTCAATCGGGATCTTGAATGTGGCGAGCATGATGAGCAGATCTTCCAGCTCATTCCATAGAGCGTTCAGATCTTTGGCCTCAGCCTCACCGATCGGCCTGGTTAGATTCTTTAGCCGATCGATGAGGTCTTGTGCCCTGGCAACGGGGTGATCGCAGACAGTCATGGTTGAACGAGTCCTGGTAGAACTACTCCTCGGAACCTTCTGTCTCCTCCTCGGGTTCAGTCTCTGGATTCTCGAATAGATCTGTCTGCTCGATGTGGATGGCCAGGTCGAACGACTTGTTCATCAGCGCATTGATGCGGACGAGTTCATTGTCGTTGTACTGGGAGTATTGAACCATGCCAGTCAGGACGACATGGTTCGGTGTTTGCAGCTCAGCCTTCAGCGACTTCAGGTTGCAGGGCTTCAGCTCCAATGGCTCACCGAAGTCTTCCTGGTCCCAGATCTTGACGACTGCGCCTTCTGGTTTTCTGTTGACGTGGATGGGATTGATCGATGGCCGGCTGACGTGTCCCTCGGACGTGAACAAAACCTTGGCCAGGTCTTCGTCATCGTTATCGACATCTTGCGTGGGTGCGAGCATGGCCAGGACTTCTGATCCCAGGGTGACTGAGAACGGAAGGTCGAAGGCATTGCCCTTGTTTTTTTCTTCTCGTGGATTGAATACGCCGAACTTTGCTGTGGTGCGCTCTAACTCGAATTGCATGACGGACTTCTCCTGGTTGTTATTGTAGGTGTTGCGAAACTTTGTGCAGGCGACACCTTTGGAACTACCTGCTGATGTTGCCCTGCTTTCGCTGGCAGAGCTG